ACATGATGTTATTATAAGTCAGCCAAAACCATTTCCAGTTTATAATATTGAAACTTATGATGATTATCTTAATGCATATGATACATCGCCCTCAGAGATGTTTTGGGCAACAACTCCAAATATTAAAATTAATGAAGACTTTGATTTAAGTTTATATTTTAGTAGACACAACAGCTATGATAGAACAATAAATCATACGTTTATACATAGAGTAGACGATAACGATTATCACAATGGATTATTCTTATGTACTAAACACGCTCCGTTAACTGAAAAGGAAATTGAACATAGATTAATTGCTCGTAGGAAAGAACACGATGTTGTTGCTAGTGGTCCTGTGCAATACGAAAAGTTTGTTATTAATACATACAAAGATTATGAAAACGCAATAAAGAAATCTAAAACAGAAATGTTTTGGATGATTCCACCAGAAGTAAATGTAAGTGATGATTTTAAATTTGATTTATATTTTACACATAATCAATGGTTTGAAAGAGAAACAAATCATGTGTTTTTAAATGGCGATGCTAGAGACGGGATAAGTCTAATCAGTAAAACTAGTCCAGTTACACAGCGTGAAATAGATATGCGTTTCTTAACCAACAAAAAAGAATACAATGTAGTTGCAAGTACACCTACACTTTATGATATTGTGTTTATTAGCAAAGATGAAGAACATGCAGATAATAATTATAAATTATTAACTGATAGATTTCCTCGTGCAAAACGTGTACATGGAGTAGAAGGTATTCATGCTGCACACATTGAAGCTGCAAAGTTGTGTAAAACTGATATGATTTGGATTGTTGATGCTGATGCCGAAATAGTAGAAAACTTTAACTTTGATTATTACGTGCCGGCATACGACCCTGATAGTAGAAAAACTGTACATGTATGGAAATCACAAAATCCAGTAAACGGATTGATATACGGATACGGTGCTGTAAAATTACTTCCAAGAGAACTTACATTAAATATGGATACTAGCAAACCAGATATGACAACTAGTATTAGTCCACTGTTTAAAACAATCAATCGTATTAGTAATATTACTAAATTTAATACAGATGAATTTAGTACATGGCGTAGTGCGTTTAGAGAATGTGTAAAACTTGCCTCAAGAGCAATCGATGGGCAGTTAGACGAAGAAACAGAATTTAGATTAAATGCATGGTGTACTAGAGGCAAAGATAAACAGTTTGGCAATGCGGCGATTAACGGTGCTAATCACGGCAAAAAATACGGAGAATCTAATAGAGGCAAATTAGAAGCTCTAGTAAAAATTAATGACTTTAATTGGCTACGCAATGAATTTGATAAGTTCAAAAATAGTTTGTAATTTTTGTTGGTTAGTTTTGCTACGAAGTGTATTTGCTAATCCGTTATGAAGCGGCTTGGGCCATTTGCTAAAAGTTGCCCAAGCATAGCCGTCGTGCTCATCATTTAATTTTGGAATAAATTCTTCTTTAATTACACACAAATATGTATGAAAATTAAAAGTATCGTCGTTACTAACAAATGTTTCTAATGGAATAAGTTTTACAATATCAGGTACATCTCCAATTTCTTCAGAAATTTCTCTTTGTAAGCCTTCCCACGGTGTTTCTTCTTTTTCGTTTTTGCCACCAACTAACCCCCAAACGTTTTTATTCTTACTTTGTATTCTATGTAAGAATAAAAATCGATTAGTATCCAATGTATAGAATAGCGCACCGCTACATATAATCTTGCTCATACATATAATTATGCGTCAAGTAGTATTAGCCATGTACCATGTGAATATTCGCCTTCGTAGGCCTTAATCCAATCTGTGCCAGTCCATGTATAAATTACACCTGTTGCTAAATTCTTCTGATTAATACCGTTTGTACTGTCAGTTGAATCAATTACAGTTTGCCAAGCAGTGCCGTCCCACTCAATAACATCGTTAGCGTTTGCTACAAAATCAGTTCCATCGTTGTTTTTCCAAGCATCAGGACCGTCATAGGTATAGTTATACGGTGTATCGCCAACACTACCGCCAACGTTTTCACTAGTGTTAATTGCTTCTAATAACAGTATTCTAAATCCGGCTACTTTATCGTCTGTTGGATTATAATTCTGTGGCTCAACAATTTTGTCAAAACTTGTATAACTATTACTATTACGTGCAGGACCTTCAACAACATCGCCAGTTGGTAGTGTGTCGCTATCCCACGTTATTGTTAATTGTGTTTCGTCCATAGGATTTAATGTAATTTGTCCTACAATAAAACTTCCTAATTCGGTTCTTAAACGTATTTGACTTAATCCAGCAGTATATGTTCCTGGATACGATTCGATAATAGTTTGCCAATTGGTTGTTCCAACTTCTCGTTTGTCAACAAGCCTTGCTATGTTGCCTGTAATGTATACTCCGTAGTTTTGATAAGTGGCAGACAATGTTCCTCTTGAATTAATATTAGCTGTGATATCAGTTTTTGTTTCTGGATCACTATTTACAGTAGTCGTTTTAGTTAACGGAACTGGCGTATCAGCATATGCACTAAGTTCTGGTACTGTATCGCCTAAGTCAACAGTTCCTCGTGTTTCATCAAATATATTAGCAACAACTTGTGTAATAACACCAAGTTTTTTAACTTTGGCTGGCGGTGATATAAAGATAGGTGTACTAAAACTTAATGTACCAACATCAATTTCGCTATCAACACCAATTGGCTGTGTTCTATTTGAAAAGCTAATTTGTTCTAAATATACGCTAGTTAAACTAGTCCAATCAATGTAATTGTCGGTAGTTTGAATTTCAAGACTAGGATTAAACAATGATAATATCTGTTCCATAATTTGGAGTTTTTGATCTGTATTGCTACTCCAAATATCAACATTAACACGTAGCATATATGGTGTAGGCATTATGCGTTCTACTGTATAATTTTTACCCTGTGTATTAAGGTATTCGTTGCCTGCTTCGTCATAAGCTCTTTCACGTATATTAACTTTTTCAACATATGTAGCATCTGCTAGACGCTCTCTATCTAGCTCCAATCCAGTAATATATACAGCCATACGTGGCACACTTGGCATTTTATTTTCACTGTTTTCTTTGATTATATTAGCAACTTGTCTTGTTAAATCGCCGTAACTTACTGGTATACTTCGTAATCCGCCGCTGCTATCTTGCCATTGAAAACCGCTACACAAACGTACTAGTTGTGTTATGTAACGTCTAATCTGTCCATCATAAAAATGTTGCATTAATTATCTGCCTTTGGTTTAAGTGCTTTAGATAAACTTTGTTTTTCTACAACAGTATCGCCACCAATTGTCGAGGTAGTCGAATTGTTAACAAACCCTGTTTTAAGTGTTGAGCGTGTATCAGTATTACTTAGTGTCATTCTAACACCGTCTTCAACTTTAATCCATCGACTGTTATCATATCTAAATAGTCTGTTTGGCAGCATATCAGTTCGTAAAAAATAATCGCCTGTTTGCGCAGCATTAGGAAATTGAATTCCACTTCCAAACGATTCGCCATTTGGAGCAATATTATCACCTAGTAAATATCCTTGATATCCTTCTCTAGCAGGAGTTTGAGAAACTCTATCAGCTAGTAAGTCAGCTTGCGATGCATCAAGTTCATTAGTATCAGTGGTAACCAATTCAGGTCGACCTTGATTGTCAACTTGTAATGTGTAAAGATTACTAGTATCGTACCCACTTTTTGCAGAATCTGCATCAGCTTGTGCAACCACTGCATTGTTAATTTGCATTTCGGTTTCAAATGTACTCAATACATCACGCAGTGTATTATTTGCATCATCACCTGCTGGTAAATCTAATATTTCGCTGAACTCTTGTCCGTCGTATATTTGCTTTAATTTAACTCTATAAAGATGCGGATACCATGTTTGACTAAATCCTTCGGCAGCCCGGTTTACATCTTCAACTACATAATATCTTTTTAATGCTACACTATAATCATTTAATGCATATTCATCAATTAAATGTGGAAATTCAACAACATCTCCTGATAGTATTTTTCGACCTAGCGTTTTAACACTGCTATTAATATGTATTGTCATAAACAGTGTATCGTTTTGTAAAAATAGTCCAAATTGACTTAGATTAAAATCGGTATCTGATACATTATATATTGCTCTCATATTATAAACATCAGGATCATATTTACGATCTCTGTTTTCTAAGAATAACATGTCTTGTATGTTAGTTTCTTTTACTACATCGTATTGTGGCTCAGATGCAGTTGCGTTTGCATCACTAGGATTTTCAGGACCAATGTATTTGTGAACATTTATATCTGTTCCGCCAATTGAAAATTGTTCATAGATAACTTTATCTAAGAATTCATAATCTTTTGTTTTATTTGGTCTATATAAAGATAAACGTGGCATATGTATATTTATGGCATTGATAAATACTAGTGGAGATTATCAATGGCCGATTTAG